TATTCCGCCTGGATGAGGATCGATTCGGCATGCCCGGTACGCGCCAGGGGTACCTGGCGGGTCGGCATCAGCTCAGCGAGCGCCACATATTCCGGATCCACCAGATAGATGGAGCCCGACGGCATGAAGCGGTCGGGCACAATCTGCACCTGGCCGAAGTCCGATTCATAGACATCGATGGCGGCGACCAGCTTCTTGTCGTCAGCCGACTTGTAGCGAGTGGCGTTGGCGACAAAGGTGGTCGAGATCTTGCGCTTATGGGCGGCCGTCACATAGGCGTATTTGGGATTACCGCCCGAGTTCCAGGCGTTCATCATGGCGAGGTTGAAGTTCGCCTCGGTGAGCGCTTCGGCCGTGCCACCGGTAGCCGCGGCATTGGGGTAGCCGTCGCCGGTGCGCGGTGAGTTGGACAATGTCGGGGCGATTGGCGAGCCGGCCGCCGCACGGGTCGGGTTGGTGATCAGGAAGGCGCCGAAGCCTGCCGTCTTGCGGGCTACGGATGCCGAGCCTGGAACCGCTGCCTGGTTGAGCAGCAGCATGGTTTCCTTGTCGCGCTTCAATTCCTTCAGCTTGTATGAGACCTGCTTGGCGAGGCTCTCGGTGCCGGCTGCCTCATCATGCTTGGGCGTCGAGTCGGAGAGCAGGATCACCTTGTCGGAGATCTGGGTGAAGTTCTGGCGCCGGAACGGCGTCACGCCGGCATCGACAGCCGGGGCGGCTTCACCTTCGATCACCACGTTGGCGGGGTCGACGGCGCCAAGCTCGGTGAGCGGCCATTCGTGAAGCTTGTTCTTGGCCTTCACTTTCTTGAGCGAGGTCAGGAACGGCGTTTCGGTGGGGGTGATCATATTCTCGGCCGAGGAGAGATCCTCGCGCAGAGTCGCAAAAGCATAGGTCTGAATGGTACCGGCAGTAACGCCCATGGGGGCCCCCTGTGTCGGGGGCGCTGCCCCCTATCTGCGTGTAGGCGCCATGATCAGGGTTTTGGCGACGTCCTCAATCGACCCCGTCTTACGCGCCCGGTTATAGATATCCGCTGTCAGGCGCTTGGCCTGTGAGGCGGCAGCTCCTTGAGAAGAGCCAGGGCGCAGTACGACTTTCCGGGGTTGTGAACTCGCAGAAGCATCGCCTTGGCCATTGGCCTTCTGGCGTACCTGGGATTTGTCATATTCGGATTGCAATTGGCGAGCCGCCAACTCCAAGACGAGCATGTAGCGATGGTCGATAACTTGTTCGACTTCCGCCTGCGGAATCCCACAGTACTCTGCCGTACGAATCAGCCGGTCCATGACCACAGGGGCCTTTTTGGGGTCGGCCAGATCGGGCAGGATCGATGCTAGGCGCTGGGCTTCATCAAGAACTAACCGTTGCCGACTTTGAGACTGCAATGCAGCCTGTTCAGCTTCGATACGCTCGACTTCCTGTGCGACAAGCCTCTGCTTTTCTTGCACCTCTCTAAGCTCTTCCCGCTTGAGCAGATACTCATTGGGGTTTCGAGCCCGAAGTGCATCCCAATCTATGGTCGGCTTCGCCAGAGTGTCAAGAACGGCATCCAGGCTCTTCAGCTTCTCAACCGCCTGCTGGTTGGCGTTGTAGAGCGCCGCGGCGTTGTATTCGACCGCCTTTCTGACCTCTACAGACTTCTGAATGTTCTGCTCTATGTATTTGGTTCCGCTGTAGTTTTGCTTAAGCTCCTTGAGCGGAATTTCCTGCTTTTTGCCGTCAATTGTAATTTCCACAAGGAGTTCATCGACGTCGACTTCTTCGTCATCGTCGGCAGCAGCTTTTTTCTCGCCCTCCTCGGTTTCCCCCTCTTCGGACGGCTCGCCCGCATCAGGATCCTCCGAATCAGGCACCGGATCGGCATCGCCTTCGACCGCCGGCTCCCGCGGACCTTCCTCGTCCGCGGGCTCAGTCGTCATGATCGCCGATACGACGGAATCGTCACCAGCATCGGGTTCAACTTCGGCCATCAGGCAGCCTCGTCCTTCTGCTTCTGTTCAAGGAACAGCAGCTCGTTGGTGTATTCAGTGAGCTTGCTCTGCAGCCGATGGAGCAACTGGCCCTCATAAAACAGCTTCTCGCGCTCGGCCGTATCATTGGTGCGCAGCATCTGGTCGGCCAGGTCGCGGCGCACGTCGAACATCGCCTGGGCGAACATCTCGTCCTCCAGAACCTTCTTCAGGGTCTCGCGCTTGCGGATCTCTTCGTGGTTTAGATTGCTCATTGCGGTCTCGCCTTTCCATTGGCGCCCGGCACCGGCCGAGCCTTCGCTTGTTCGATGGCCACCTGACGCTTTGTCGCGTCATCGAGCTGCACCTTCTGGGCAGCCACTGCGTAATCACCGGCGGTCTTATCCCGCTCACGGTCATCGGCCATCATCTCACGCAGCATCTCGCTTTCGGTCTTCATCTGCAGCTGCTGGTTCTCGATATTGCCCTTCTGCTGCAGCTCGGCGGTCTTGAGCTGGCCCTGCTGCTGCATCTTGGCGCCTTCGACCTTCATCTTGACCTCCCCCTTGACCTTCTCGGCGCCAACCAGATCAGGCGCCGGCGTGCCTTGCGCGGCCTGCGCCTGCTTCTGGGCCTGCTGCTGGTCAAGCTGCGCCAGCACCTTGGGGTCAACCCGCGGGAAGTAGGGGGTGATCGACTTCTCGCCGGCCAGGCGGAGGAGCTGCTTCTGGGTATTGCGGAACTGCTCCCAGCCACACACCGGATTGGCCATGCCGAGCGTCATGATCGCCTGGGTCTGCACCGCCGCAACCTGGGTCAGCGCCATGATCTTCGAATCGATGCGGCCATTACCGAGCCCGACATTGACCGACACGCCGACCTGATCGTGCCAGACGTCGGGAAGCACCTCCTGGTAGCCGGTCATCGTCTTGAGGCTCTGCGGCCCGCGCAGTTCATTCATGGCGATGCGGACAATCGCTAAAAAGAGGGATTTGATGCCCGTCTCGCCTGCGTTACGGGCCATCATTTCAAGCCGGGCATCAGCACCCATCACCGCTGCATTAGCGGCGATCTTGGTGGTAGACTGGAGCGCATCAGGATCCAGACCTTGGCTCATGCGCGAGATACCCGACCGTTTCTCGGAGACCTCTTCCAGGTACTGAAGAACGGGAAGCGTCTGGCCCGCCACGAATGGGGTCGTAAGCTCTTCGATCTGTCCCGCCCCCTTGGTGCGGATCAATGCGCCGATTTCGCTGTTCTTCATGTCCTGGGCGTTGACCATCGACTCGTTGAAGGCCCGCTGCGGATTGTTGGTGAGCGCGGCGTTATCGATGATACTTCTGAGCAAGGCGGTCTGAGCGTCCTGGTCCTGAACCAGATCCTCGGCCAGCGAGATCGGGAAGAACACATGCGGCTGCAGGTCAGTTTTGAAAATGCCAAGCGGGACGAAATTGACCGGCTCATCCAAGAGTATCTTGTACTCACTGCCTCCAGTGATGATGTGTCGAAGTTCCGCTACACCATCACCATCAGCGTCGATACGCAGCCAGATTTCAGCAATGCTGATGTCGTCTGACATCGGATCTTTTTCGTCGGCATCCGGCTCGTTGTTATTGACGATGTAGGTGGTACGCTCGTTCGCCTCGTATTCCGACATCGAGGACTCGTTCGTCGAGCCACGCAATGCAACCAATTCCTCAGGATCGAGCCCCATCAGTGCGGCATCGTAGATTCGCATGATTTCGACGGTGCCGATCAATCGCGCGTCCTCGAGACAGGTCGCAGAGGCATTGACGATGAAGTTTTCCGGCGGAATCACGTCGAGATGCCAGATCTTGCGGATATTCTGGCGAGTCTGCACCGCCTCCACCTGATCGACGCCAGAATCATCGGTAAACGGCTCGGAAATCTCGGTGATCTGCGCATTGGGGTCTTCTTCGAAGGTCGCCAGATCGGCCATCGGTGCCACGATGTTGGTCTTGTGCGTCGAAACCACGCGTTTCTCGAGCGACACCTTGGCAACGCCGATTCTGGCCTTCAGCGCGTCGGTGCAGCCCTGAATCACTGCCTCATAGCCGCCGAACCGGTCATAAACCGAGTTGGCGAACAATGTCATCTGCTCGCATATCTGCTCGTCTTCCTCGTCGTCAGAGCTAAATTCCGCCACCGTGTCAGACTGCGTGAAGATGCGTGCCATCGACGGCACAACGCTTCGAACTCCATCGCGAACGCAGGTAACAATAACGCCACTTCTTCCCTTCTCGTGAGGTAGAGAGGTTTCCCCCTGGTAGTACTTGTCGGCAAGTACTCGAGGGTTGACGAGAGAGGAGGTAACGAAGTCGATGGCTGCTTCGATTTCACGCTGAACGATCCTCTCGAATACTTCCTGCGGAATCGGCTTGAGGGCCTTCTTGGCCTTTTTCACAGTACTTTTGAACATCAATCCATCCCCCACAGCCACATAAACGTCATGCCGGCCGCCACGAACAATGAAGCGGCCCCGACGATGATCGCCGTCTTGAGCAGGCGCTCCTGCCAATCAGATTTCACGCCACCACCCGCAAATTACGAGTGATCGGCTGGCTCCAGTCGGAATTGTTCTGGCCGTATGGCGTCGACTGTATCACGTATCTGAAGCCATCGCCGCCGTGCGAGGCCCAGTCCTTGAAGGCATTCTCGGAAAATACCTTGCGCTTGGCGTCCCAGGCCCGCCTGAACATCCGGAGGCAATCGATTCCCTCCTTGGTACCTTGCTTATCGAACCAGCAGCGGCTGAATGCAACACGCGCCGCGGCAATCGAGCCGTGTTCTGATACTTTGGGAAGGATGAAAGTACTAAAACCACGGGCCTGGAAGAACTGGGTACGGGTAAGACCAGTCTGCTGGTCACGCTGCTCGGCATCATGCGGCAGGTACAAAGTATCAATCTTGTAGGGCAGGCGATGCAGCCAGTCGACGTAATAGGGT